ACCACGATTGGTAAGAATGATCCAGTATCTGAATACAACACTGAACTTTGGAACAGTGGTGCAGAATCAGATAAGGAGATTGCCAGGAAGCAGAAGCGAATTCTTAAATATTACTCCAACATCCTAGTTGTGAGTGATCCCAAGCACCCTGAGAATGATGGCACAGTAAGGTTGTATCGTTTCGGTAAGAAAATCTTTGATAAGGTTACTGAAGCTATGAACCCTGCGTTTGATGATGAGATTCCCTTGAATCCATTTGATATGTGGAAGGGTGCTAACTTTAAACTCAAGATCCGTAAGGTCGATGGTTATTGGAATTACGATAAGTCTGAGTTTGATAAACCTTCACAACTGCTTGAAGGTGATGACGCTCGCCTTGAAACATTATATAATGAGAAGTTACATAGTCTACAGGAATTTGTTGATCCAAAGACTTTCAAGACTTATGATGAATTGAAGGAAAAACTCAACAAAGTTCTTACTGGTACATCAGTTAAGGGTACTGTTGAAACATTTACTCCCAAGAAAAAGGAAGTCGTTACTCCGGTTCCTGAAACAACCGATGACGATGAGACTTTAGATTATTTTGCTAAGTTGGCAGATAACGGTTAATCGTAAGGCAACTACGATAGGGGAGTCCTTCGGGGCTCCCTTTTTTTATCCTCCGGGCCTACCACCATAACCACTTACTGAACTGTATGCCGGAAGCTTCTTTCTGGTGTCTCGCATAGTATTAGCGAGTTCCATTGTGGTAGTATAATTAGGATCACTACCAGAACAAATAACATGATGAGCAACTTTAGTAATTATCCATATGTTATTATTTCTATCTTCACCCCATATATCTTTTGACCCTTCAAGTCCAGTTTGTTCAGGACTACCAGAACCCAAACCAATTTGAGGAAACTCTGCTTTTGCATTTTTACCAATCTGCAATCCAGAGATACCAAACATTTCACACTGTATTCTTTCATAACCTAACATATGGTTCATCTGCATTTTTCTTAATATACCATGATCAGGTGTACCTACACTCCAAGGCGTATCCGATAGCCAAGTATTTTCATTGATGTTGGTCATATCACCAGCACTAAAACTATTGTATCCTACATTTGCATTAGGCCACTCTGATATCTTTTTATCACTAGCACCACGATTAAAAAACACTGGCGTTTCTGATGCATGAGAATATGTGTCTTTTTTTAATTGTTTTAGATAATCACTTTTGTATATGTCAAAGGATTTATGAACACTGTTATGTCTGATTTGTTTAGCTGACCATGCACCAGCACGAACTGATTTCCATTTATCACCAGTGGAAATAAATTCAAAACTTTTACTTCTCAGCATTGCAGCAGCATAACCTGTAATACCACTACCTCGACTAGACCCGGTGTCTGTTCCACCAGTAGTCATGGCATTGTTTAGTGTGAAAACTAAATCTTCATTAGACATTTTTCTTTGCAGAGGAACTAGAAACCAACCACCGTCACCTGATGAGTATCTTTGTGCGGTTTCAAATATAACAAAATCAGAATGTTGATTTTTAAACATATTATCAGACACAGATTTTTGCGGACCTGTAATATCAGCTCCGGTATATGATTGTGCAGAGTTAGCTAAGAATGTAATCAAATCGAATGGGTGCATATTGGGTGTGACAAAATGTTTTAATCCTATCGTTTTTGCACAATAGATAGGCTTAGCAATTTTCATTTCCTTTTTCATAATATCACCAATAATACCATCATCACCACCACTGGCTTTATCACTACCGATAGTTCCTTGAAATGTTTTCGATAGTCTCATTCTATCATTTGTTATCATTTCAGTAGAACAAAAATGTAATCGGTATTCTAACCAGGATTGTGTGGTTTGTCCTTGTTTAGACTCAGGAACTATAATTTCTTCAATCTTATGAATATATAATGGCCATCCTTTGATAGCCCAATTTTTTAACCCAGCATCTTTTGCCCCAGCTGTTTCAAAATCCAACCACAGTAGTTCTTCACCAATGACTAGAGCATTACGAATAAGATTGATATTATCTTTTAATTTTATCCACCCCGAAATACCAAGTTGTTCAATATCTTCAAAGAAATGTATCTCCATGACCAAGCTAGAGATATCATACTTGTTACCATCTCCGTGTTGGATCTCACAAGTTTTTAAATCAAAGGCGCCGGGGGGTGGTGAGTTGCCATCTGACGATCTAGTCTCACCTATTGCCTTTAAACCTTCTACAATATCAATTGCCATTTTGCATTACTAATTTAAATTCTGATATAAATGATGTAAGATAAGAACCATCTAATAATTTTATTTTTTTTCTATTATCATTTAGTTCTAATTCATATTCATAGTTTGTAACAGCTGTTGCACTGGGTTCATCGGCCAACTCTACTTTTATTTTTGTATTGGTATTTCCTGACTTTTGAGATATTTCATAGTGATGAATGCTCTGAGGATTAGAGTATTTGTTTATAGTATAATCCTGTAGATTGCGATGATTCATTGGCCAATCATAGTAACGATCATAATATTGATTCAACATTAATATAATCCAATGATATTGGGATCTACCATAGTAATTATGTGCAACACTTTCAGGAGTTTCATTTTCCAGTATAGTATATTTTGTAAACAACACATCTCTGGTTTTTACTTCAGCTCTAGCAACTACTCTAATTAGTATATCGGATACTGTTTGATATATTTTATTACCGGTGGGGTCATATGCGATTGTAGGGAAGTTTTCAAAATACATAATTAATACCCCTTCCGCATATCGGATTGTGCTAGTAGTTGCACTTCTTTGAATTGAAGTGTTAGGTCTACTTGAACTGGAGTCCCATCATCAAATACAGAGAATCTATCACCACCATAAACTACACTGATGTTTGTTAAGGCACACTTTGCAATGTTGTTCATATGTTTCATAGGACCACTTCTACCGTGATATGAAATACCAAACAGTCTAGGTAATTCATATATACGCATTAGATTTCCTGCTAATTGTTTAGGTGCAGAATTGATTTTAAAAAATTCTACGATTGTCTTGACCATCTTAGATTCTTTACTACTCATAGGTTTAAGGGAGTAGTTATATGTAAAGTCCCTAAATGCAGGACCGGTATAGGTGACATATGTGTTGCTAAAGTTTGCCCTACCCGAAGCTCGTTGTGTCGCTGCTTCTCCCATTATCATTTTACCTACAGTTCCAAGAATTGCCTTTTCACCACCTAAAGCACTTTTCATACTATCTGCAACTTCATTTAGGGATTTGCTGCCACTTCTCCCGCGGGACATAGCATCTTCTACACCCGTTTGAATAGCAGAGGACACCAATCCTACTTCCGCTTGATCCCAACCTTGTTCGTAAGTTGCACCAATACCATTAGGAATGGGTAGACATACAAATTCATGAGGCCCTTCAAAATTTATATCACTAGTACTCGACCCCACACCACCACGCATTGTCCAAGTGGAAAATTGCATGTAATTAGCATTTTTTCCTGTCATTCCTAAATCGTCCGGCATAACCATTACATTAAGATCGACAGTCCCATTCGATGCAGTAAAGGTCATTTGATCTTCGGACCAACGAGGATCCAAAGTAGTACCTGATCCCGAATGTTCTTTACCTGCACGCATGTCGGCTTCCGCCAACGCCTGCCTCGCTTTATTGAGAGTTGCTATTCCATCAGCTATGTATCCTGGTTCGGGCATATTTAATTCCTCTAACTTGTATAAGTATTTATATGGATAATAAGAAATACTCACGGCGTAAACCTTACAAAGGTAAGTTTGTACCTATTGAGCCTGGTAAGTATAAAGGCAACCCACGAAACATTATTTACCGATCAATGTGGGAACGGCAGTGTATGGTCTATTTTGACCGTAATGAAAATGTTATTGAATGGTCTAGCGAAGAAGTTGTTATACCGTATATATCTCCTTGGGATAATAAAATACACAGATACTATCCTGACTTTTTAGTGAAGGTGAAAAAAGGTCAATTGATAGAGACTAGAATTATTGAAGTGAAGCCTGCAAAGTTTCTTAAACCACCAAAAGTAGGAAGAAAAAAGACTAAATCTTATCTATATGAGGTAAGAGAATGGGGCCGCAATAGTGCAAAGTGGGCTGCAGCTAAAGATTATTGTGACAAACGAGACTGGATCTTTGACGTTTGGACAGAAAAAACTTTGCGAATGTAGATAAATAGTCTTGTATGACATTATTTACAGAAATACAAGAATCTGCTGAAGGTAGAGAGTTATCGCTTAGATGGTATAGGGATAGAGTAAGAGCGTTGGGCAAACTTAAAGGGGATACGATAATTAGAGAAGGCAAGGCTGATGCCTCGGCACAGGCCAGGCCTAGACGTGGGATGTTGAATCTTTTTAATTATAGACCAAAAGACCCAACAAGGATTTCATTTTATGATACATTTCCTTTGGTTCTACCTGTTAGACGATTAAAGACTGGGTTCGCTGGTTTGAACTTCCACTACCTACCCATCCCAATGAGGGTAAAACTTCTAGAGCTTATTGCTGCTGGATATGGTGATGAGACTGCACAGACTGCTGTGGTAACATGGGATAAGGTAAAGGCGTTGCGGTATGTGGCACCAACGATTAGACAGTATAATAAAAAACAAGTAAAATCTTTGTTTTTACAAATACCACTTGACGATATGTTGATTGGTGCATTACTACCAGTGCAACGATTTTATAGTGGAGAATTTAATAGTCGTAAGAAAGTACATAATAATAAGGTGTATAAAGATTCTAGGAAAAAGATTAACTATGGCACTTAATGCATTTATCGCAAGGGTTGCTGGCCAAAACCTTCAGCGACAAAATAAGTATAGAGTTCAGATTCAGGCCCCTTGGGGTGCAATGGATCAGGATATGGTTATGTTTGCCGAAACAGTAGAAATACCAGGACAGACAGTTATTAGTAGTCCTGATGATTTGCGTTACGGTCCTACTAGAGAACAAGCAACGGCGATGAGTTACGGACCTACAAACATAACTTTCATATGTACTCCTGGAATGCCAGAACGAAAGTTTTTTACGATGTGGCAAGATACGATTGTCAATAAAAATACTTGGGAAGCACACTATTATAAAGATTACGCACAAAATTCTAGTATAACGATTTATGCTTTAGACACAGAAGAAAAGGATAAGTATGCAGTAAGACTATACGAGGTGTTTCCCAAAACAGTAAGTGGCCAAAGCTTTGGGGCCGGTAGTAATGATGCATATCAAACATTAGATGTAGAATTTGCATTTAGATATTGGAAAGAATTTCCAACAGCTGTTCCCACTGGGGGTGGGCACTAACAACATGAGATTTTTAATTGAAACTATATTAGGAGAATGATAATATAATGAGTTTACCAGTAATTAATACACCAACATATGAGTTGGAAGTTCCTTCTACGAAGGAACAGTTGAAGTATAGACCGTTTTTGGTCAAAGAGGAAAAGATTCTATTGATAGCAATGGAAGAAGAAGATCAAAAACATATGGTGAATGCTGTCCGCACGATAGTAGATAACTGTACGTTTAAGACTATTAAAGTTAATAAGATGCCTATGTTTGATTTGGAGTATGTGTTTCTTAACATACGAGCCAAATCAGTGGGTGAGGTTGCATCTGTAAAGGTGCTTTGTGATGATGATAA